CCTCCAGAAGTTAAGCCACAAGAACCGGCTACTGGATGGGAGAAGGCTGGAGCAGTTGCTCGCGGTGTTGCTGCTGGCACGCTTGGCGGTCCCGGTGATATTGAATACTTTGCTACCACTACCGTTCCAAAATTATTTGGTGGAGAAGGTGAAACCGGTACTTTTATGGGTTCGCCTACTTTCTTTCCTCGTTCGGAAGATGTGGAAAAAGGATTTCAGCAAGTTGAAAGCGCTGTTGGCGCAAAGCCCGGCGTTCGCCCTGAGCTAGAAAGTTATCGTACTGGCGGTGAATTTGCTGGCGGTTTTGTTACCCCCGGTCAAATTGTTAAAAATGTAGTTAAAAAGCCTTTTGAAAAAGGCATGGAACTTGTCTCTAAAGCTAGGGGAAAACCACTAGAAAAAGCATTAAGCGAGATGACAACTACTGCTGAAGAGCTTGGACAGAAGGCTGGCGCCCGCATTAAAGAAACTGAAAAAGTCGGTCAAGAAAAGATTTACACCGACCAACAACGCCAAGAAATTAATTTGCGTGATGCTGCAAAGCGTTTTGATGCTGATGCTCAATTGGCTAAAGCTGAAAGCCAAGGCACTTTAAACAAGATTGGCAGACCTACTAACGAATATCAAGTCGGAGAAGGGCTTAGAGGCGTTGCTAAAGGCGTTGAAAAGCAATTAGATGTTGCTAGAGGTAGAGCTGCCGATGTTCTTAAAGATGCTTATTTTGCAGAAGGCAAAGCAAGTGAGGCTGCTGGCAAGTTTTGGTCTCAATCTCAAACCGGTCAAGCGTTTTTAAAGAACCTTAAAGATATTGCGTCCCCTGCTAACGCTGGAAAATATACCGCATCTGAACAATTGGCTGCTAAAGACTTGATGGAAACCCTATCTGGAGTTCAGGTTCAAGGAAAGATTGTTCGTTCTCAAATTGAAAAGATTGAGAAAGTTATCAGAGAAACAAAAAAAATAGCCAACAAACCGACAATGACGGGCGCGGACGCTATGAAACAACAGTACATGGGTAAGCTAGCAGAAAAGCTAGAAGACTCTGTGTATGGCTATGTCAGCGAAAGCGGAAAGCCAATTGCGGGATTTGCTCCTACCGGCAGAACCTTTAGAGAGGTTTACGCCAAGATGAGCCAGCCTTTAAATACCTACGAGTCTCAAGTTGGCAAAGTGTTGACTCAAGAAATCGAAGGGTTAAAAGGCGTATTTCAAGCTGACGCTACTCAAATTCCAGCTAAAGTATTCCAGTCTCCAGAGCAGATTCGTATTTTGGAAAAGATGGACATTAGCAAAAAAGCATTAGAACCATTTGCTGCTCAACACGCTGCTAATGAATTATCAAAACTTAATACTGCTGAAGCTGTTGACGCTTGGATTAACTCATCCAAAGGCGCATATCTTCAAGAGTTTCCTGCTGTTGCTGCAAAGGTAAAAGAGTATGCGAAAACGCTTGCAACGAATGAGGTTAAAGCTGCCGAGAAATCTACGGGCGCCAAGGCTCTGTCTCAACGCGCTAAAGAAATATCTCAACGCGCACAGGGAAAAACTGAAAAGCTCACAAATTTAACTAAAGAAAATCAAAAGTTTGTAAGCGAATCCTCAAGGGATATATTTAATGCAACCACTACAAATAGAAGTATTAGTGCGGCTGAATCTTTTGTTAAAGGCTTGGAAAGTCGAGGTCTTGCAAGTCGAGAAGAGACTATTGCAATGCTGGACAAAATCCGTGATGTTAAGACTAGAGAAACTGATAAAGCAAAGGCAATAACCGCTTTAAAAGGTATCTTGCCTTATGTGGGGGCTACAGTTGGTGGTGGCGCCGTCGCCGGTTACAGCTTAAATAAATTGCTAGGTGGATTTTGATGGTTAAGAAGCAAAGAGGGATAAACAACGCTTTAGAAGAGGCTATCTCAACTATGCTAACGCAAGTGATGGCTGACCCTGAAGCTAGCATTACTGACAAAACTAAAGTGTTAGACCGAGCATTAAAGCTAGAAGCAATTAAGCTCAAAATGAACGATGATGAGTGGGGAAGTGGTTTTTCTATTGATGATGAAGATGAGTAAGGTTAGAATATGAGTATCTTTAATCGAATAGGGGATATTCATGGATGCAATCACTATCATCAAAGTAGCATTAACGGTCATCTCAGACCGGCTCATAACGATTTTGGCTCTGTCAATGTCGTGCGCTTTAGCGTGTTGGGTGATGTGGGGACCACAATGGGACCGCGTAGCAACACTAGCAATATTTGTAATCTTCAGCTATCTTGTGATAAACACAAAGGAAAGGAAACAACATGAAAAGCAGACCACACCAGAGGGACCATGAGTCAAATCAGCAAATAGCTACGGCTATTCGTCCACAGTTGCCAAGAGATGGAAGCCCCGGAATGACCAAATGGAAACCCGGAGAACTACCAAAAGGCGGCTATCGCTCAATGTTTGATTTTGCTGAAGGTTCTTACAGTACAAAATTAAGCCCATCTGGAGCGAAAGAAAAGAAGGTGTACTAAATGGCAAATAACATTGCATTTCAACCAATGGGGAAAACGGTAAAGGTAGCTGCCGTTGGTGCTGCTAACACGCAATCCAATGTATTTACCATTACTGCTGATAGCCCATCAAACCAGTATTACCTAGCTAACGCTGACACCAATTCGGCTGTTTATGTATGGATTAACTCTACTAGCACCTTTAATGTGGCGTTACCTGATAATGGTCCTGGCTATGTAATTCCTTTGCCACCCTATGCTTACAAAGTAATTACTGGTCCGCAAGTCAATTCCAATACAAATGTGTATGCAAGAGTTATTGGTGACGGAACAAACGCTTCTATTTATATCACTCCGGGCGAAGGCTTGTAATTAAAAAGGAAAAATCATGGCAGACATTCAAGATGTAATACCAGTAGTAGAGGTCCCTAATGTACCTGAGCCAACACCAGCTCCAGAGCCAATAGTTGCTCCTGAAGTTGTTGTTGAAGTAGCCGGTGATGCTCCTAAGTCATTGGGTGAGAACATTAGCGTGGTTAATATTTACACACCAGAGTAAACCATCACAGCCAACAATGAGAGTTCATAAGTCAAAGACGATATGGTTTTCCTTAGCGTTGGTGATTTTTGGTGCTTTATTTGATAACTTTTCTAATGTTCAAAACCTCATTGACCCTCAATATTACGGTGCTTGCCTTATTGTTATTGGCATTATTGTTGCTGTACTGCGCTTTATAACAACTGAGCCAATTGAATAATGTTTCCATTACCAATTAGCTTTTATATTTATGCTGGTCTTACTATTATTGCTTTAGCGGGAGTAGGTTACGGAAAATATGAACATACTGTCTTTGAGGAATATAAGGCGGAGGAGGTTGCAAATGCACGATTAAAAGAACATCAGCTACAGGATGCTACTGACCAGATTAGAAAGGACAAAGATGCTCAAATCAACGCTATTAACAATCAGCTTGCTAATGTTCTTATCGAGCTGCGGAACCGCCCCAGTCGGAACAATAAAGTATCCGTCAATGGACAAGGTGGAACTGGGGCAACCCTTTATGCCGAGGATGGTCAATTTCTTATCGGGGAAGCTGCCAGAGCCGACAAACTTAGAACAGCCCTCCAGTCCTGCTACGCCCAATATGACGAAGTAACAAAATGAATAGAGAACAATTAGCTACTTGGGTGACCATGATTGCTTCTTTTACTTTATGCGTGACCGTTCTTTCAATGGTAACCGTGTTTATGTTTGGATTTTTTAATCCACAAGTAGATAACAACAAGCTATTTGAAATAGTCGGTCCAGCGTTTCAGACAATTATTGGCGGATTTATTGGTTTAATCACAGGAATTAAGATAGGTAGCGCAGATGAATAATTACAAATACTCTAAAGATGGTCTCCATTTAACTGAGGGTTTTGAAGGCGTTAGGCTTACTGCTTACCCTGACCCTGCTACTGGTGGTGACCCTTGGACTATTGGATACGGGCATACCGGTCCTGAAGTCCATTCAGGCATGACAATTACTCAAGAGCAAGCCGAAAACTACTTGGCAGAAGATGTTAAAAAAGCAGAAGCGGATGTAAACGCAAGGCTTAATGTAGAGGTAACCCAAAATGAGTTCGATGCACTTGTTGATTTTGCTTTTAATTGTGGATGCGGTAATCTTAATAATTCCACATTGCTTAAAAAACTAAACGCTGGTGACTATGAGGGCGCCGCACAAGAATTTTTAAAATGGGATATGGCTGCTGGTCATCACATGGCTGGATTGTTACGCCGCAGACAAGCTGAAGAATTACTATTTTTAAAGGATATGGCATGAAAAAAGCACTTGTATTCTTAGTAGGTATTGTGATGGCTGGATGTTCTTTTGCACACAATATTGCTATTTGTCATGGTCAATATGCCTTATGCGCGGCATCTGCCACCACTCCTACTGGCAAGACAATGACTGTTGATGGCAAAGTCTTTAAAGAGGGTATGGCTGTTTGCCCTATCCTTAATGGTGATAGTGTTGCCAACCTAGATTTAATGAATGGCTCATGCGATTCTGCCCCCGGCAAAGTATGGTCATTGTTTGGCATCCCTCCACAAACAAGTTATCCACAAGGTCCAAGCTGGACTACTGTTACCGCAGTAGTTAGAACCTTTACTGTAGGACAAACACCTACAACGGGCATGAGCAATATGTGGAGTTTTCCCTGTGAAATCCAAGCTCAACCGGTTAATGGCGTAAAGCTAGCTAGT